GCTTCGGCTCCGGCATCGGCATCGGCATCGGTTGTGGCATCGGCTGCGGAGCGACTTGCTGCTGCGGTACAGGTTGCGGCAACGGCTGCGGCGTGCCCATGTCAAAGCTCGGGTTGGGGCCGGGCTGTGGCATCGGCTGTGGCTGTGGCATCGGTTGCGGTTCCGGCATCGGTTGCGGCATTTGACCGCCACCGCCAAAGTTATCAAAGCCGCCACCCATTCCACCGCCGTAGCTCGGGCCTCTGCCCATACCAAACGGATCAAACGGGTTAAAGGCGCCACCACCGTAGTATTGCTGCCCAAGGTACTGGCCGAGCGAGACGTTCGGATCGGCTGACTGATCGTAGCCGTAGAAGCCGCCCATCGGCACGCCACTGAAAGACGTGCCGCCACCACCCATGCCACCGCCGAAGGGGTTAAGCGTGCCGCCGCCAGCGCCGAATGGATCGCTGAAGCCGCGCATGCCACCGCCTTGCGCGAAGGGGTTAAAGCCGCCTCCACCGCCTTGCATGAAGGGGTTGAAGCCGCCACCACCGCCACCTATGGCAAACGGATTGTAGCCGCCACCACCGCGCGCCCGACCGTAGCCGCCTTGGACAGCGGCGAACGGGTCGCCCTGAAATTGAAGCGCCTCAAGCTCTGGTTCGCGCCTCTTCTTTTTCTTAAAAATTGAACGGTTTAACTTGCTCATATCAAACGGCCTCCGCGCCGCTCACATAGATAGTGATGTAATTAGCGGTACTGGCTTTTACCTGAATGGTATCGCCAGCGTTCAAAATCTGAGTGCCTGTCCACCGATAAGTGTCATAAGCGTCAATTTCATAGTTGCTCAGAATCTCATAAGCGATGCCGGCTGTCTGTCCAGACGGCACAATCGCCACATAAGCGTGGTGCTTACTAGAGTGCGTATTGCAAAGATTGATGTCTTTGATATACGCACGCCGATCGGTGGGGCAAGTGTAAATCGTCGCGTATGACGCGCTTAACTGTCCACGCCCAAGCCTTAGACCAATGATGTCTTGAAAGTTAGCCATTATGGTGGCCCCAACCAATGCAATACGTTTAAGCTATGAACCGTAGGGATTATCTCTCGGTTCACGTTATCAAGCTGCGTAAAATACAGACGGTTTTGGTTATTCGTCTGATTAATCTGCTGGCTCGAATACGTCGGCGGTGCCGTGTTCGGGTTAGGCGCTGCGAATGGGTTAAGTTCCTTCATGGCCTAACCCATCGGTGGCGCCTGTGGCGGCATCTGTGGCGGTGCACCCTGCGGAGGCATTGGGCCACCTTGCGGCAGCATCGGTGTGCCCTGCGGAGGCATCGGAGGCTGCTGCGGCGGCATCTGCTGCTGCGGGTTGAACGGCACGATCTCAGGCAACGCAGGGCGCTGCACTGAAGGCGTCGCAGTACGCGGACGCTCCATCATCGCCGTCAGCATGGCCGTGTCGATCGCAGTGCCGCTCTTCAACTGAATCTCATAAGCACGCAACATGATGTCCGCTTCTTGCTTGTCGCGTGCGCGGTCATCCTCGAGCAGCATCGACTGCCGCTTGAGTTCGAGTTCTGCCTGCTTGTTCTGGATGTCAGCCATGATCTTCTGCTTCTCGACTTCCGCGAGAATCTGCGCCGGATCAGGCGGCGGCGGGGGAGGCGGCGGGGGAGGCGGCACCTGCGCCGGGTCTTGGAAGAAGTCGGCGCCGTTCTTGAAGCCAGACAACTCTGCAATCTTGATAAGCGTGTTGCGATACTGCGAGGGCGTAACGAGCGGATTCTGCGGCCCCATCTGCTGCATGATCTGCTCTTGCTTCTGCGAGATCGTGGTGAGCACGCCAAGCTTCTGCTCTTCGGTGCCACCACCCAACGCAACGTCCACCTCAACGTCCATATCCGACTGCCACGAGCGCGGGTCAATCGGCACCCAGTTATTACGGAGGCGCACCACACGCGGGCGGTCTTGATTTTCTACGACCAGCTTGAGAATGCCCTTGAACAGGGCGCGCATCCCGGTTTCAGCGAAAATCCGGGCGATCAGCTCAAGATGCTGCTGCGCAGCCGTAACGGTCGCGGCGACCGCCGCGCGTGTGGTGCTCTGCAAGGCGCCAGCATCCAAACCCATCGCTGCCTTCGACATGCCGGTGCGGTTCTCACGCACGCTGTCAAGGTACTCCAGCATCGGGAATGCGGCCTGCCCGGTAAACGGTACATTGAACGGCTGCACGGCACCTGGCTGGCGCATACGAATGATGCCACCGACCTCGGTGTTAAGCACGTCGTCCATGTTGGCTTGACCCTCGACTACGCCGACGCGGGGATGCACGGCAAGCGTAAGCGAGTCCATCATGTTGCGCATGATCGCTGACTTGATGCGCTGCAAGTCTGCGGTCATGTCAAAGATCGACATGCCGATCAGCGCGTGCGGCTCTGGGTCGGGGCAGAAGAGTGCGAACGGCGCGTGCGAGCACGGTTCGTTCATCACCATCTTGTAGCCAGGGCCGATCGTGCATATTTTGCGCAGTTCAGAAATGCCGTCCTTGTCGTAATCCACTCGCACATACGCTTCGCAATAAAGAACTCGCTTGTCGTCTTGCGTGCCACCGGGGCCATAGGACTGAGCATACGGGTTGCGCGCTAAATACTCGTCGTTGGTGTCTAGTTCGTAGACACCCATCTGCGCGCTCACCTCTTCTTCGTCGTACCCCAAGGCCACAAGTTCAGAGACGCGCATCATGCGTCGGTGCGCCACCAGCGTCGCATCCTCAACGGAGCGCGCACGGCGGTCAACCAAAAACTCTTCCGGTGGAATCGCCTCAACCCTCACGCGACCGTCTTTGTACTCGCGCTTCAATTCGACGTTATAAATCTTCGGCGCCTGGAACGGCTGCCCCGTCTGCGGATCAAACGGCAACGGCTGCTGCGTCTGCGGGTCAACGGGCGGCTTAAACGACGGATCGTCCATCGCCTCAATCGCGCTGCCCACGACGTCTTGCTCGCCAAGCAATAGCGTTAAAGACGACTCATCAAGGCCGGTGTAATACTCGGTCTTGACCTCAACCTTTTCTTCCCAAACGTACTTGGCAACGCCGAGCGCACCGCGCAGCGCGTCCTTGAACGCGGAGTGCAGGATTAGGAAGCCGTTGTTGTCATTGTTGAAGATGTAATTGACGTAATCTGTCGCCTGCTCTGCGCTTTGAATGTCCTCGACATTGCGCGGCGTGAACTGCACGATCTTGCGTGAGCCAAAGAAGACACGCATGAGCGACGGCATGATGCCGGCGATGGTGTCGCGCACGTCGGTCGAGACAACCTGCGAGCGCCCCTCTTCCTCGTTGCCAAACGGCTCGCCACGGTAGTATTGGATGGCGCGAGCGCGAACCGGGGACAACTCTGCGTCAACGAACGACGTCGCGTCGGTTAGCTCCGTGCCAACCAACGACTCGAGGTCTTCGTCCGACATCGGCTCAATGGCGCCGATCGCCGCCTCGGTCTGCTCTATGAGAGAACCTTCTTTCTGATACATAAAACCGGCACCCGTGCCGAAAAAGGGGGTCTATCTATTGTCACTTGAGGAGGTCGGCAAGCTGGCTCGCGGATAAAGAAACTAGCCAAGCCTCCCGATCTTTGACTCCAAACGACAGGATGCACTTGCCTAAGTGCCGCACAATTCCAGAGCAAAACTCAATCTGCTCGCCACGGAAGTAGAACTCACGGCCAGCGGCAAACGGCTCAAGGTTCCCGTTGTACTGCACCAACTTGTGCGCGTAATAGACCTGATTCCTGTGCTTGCGGCGCTGGTGGACAACGCCAAGGTACGCGCCGCCGTGCGGGATTAACTGCGAGCCGCCCGACCAGCCGATGAGCGGCGGGTAGCCGCCGAGCCATATCCTGCGCTTAACGGGAGAAATTTCGTAGGACTCGGCGGGGTGGTGCATATACACCATCGACAACTGATCGCCCTCCACGAGCGGCATCCAGTTCTTTTCCATCTCACGACCGTGCGGGCTGTGCAAAAACTCTAGCCCCGTCACCGTGGTCTTATCTAGATTGCACAGCGCCATCGTGCCGCGCACCCGGGGGCCGTGGTGCAAGGCGGTTGCGATAAACCACCAGCCGTCTCGCCACCAAAATAGCCGCCCATCCTCAAGGCCGTCTCTGGCCGGCACTCGAGTGTTGCGCACCATCAAATCGTTGACCCACTCCACCGACTGCTGGCTCAAATTTTGACCCAGCGTGATGAGGTAGTTGCGCGTATTGGGCGCAGGGTCGCCACGGAACCAGATGCCGTCTTCCTCGCCGAGTTCATAGTTCACGGTGCGGACTAAGCAACTTAGTCCACCATTGCCGTCCTTGGCAATCGACGGGTTACACGGCAGGAAGGTTTCCGACTCCGGCACCGTGAGACGCACAAAGGCGTCAGCCGGCAAATGCTCCGATAGGACTAGGCGGCCTTCGGCGGGGAAGGCGGCTTCGGGTCTTTCGGCTCTGGCGCTTTCTTGGACTCCGGCTTCGGCGGGGCTTTCTTGTCGAGGCGTTTTTGGAACAGCGCCACGTCGCTTGGCTTGAGCATTCATCTATCTCCTCACATGTGGATGGTTGACGGCATCGGCACCGCAAGGTCTTGCGTGGCCTGTGAAACTAATGGCGGCACGGCGGTCAGCACACGCAGGTGCGGCAACGCGTACCACTCAAGCAGAATATCGACCGGCGTGTTAGCGGGCTTGGTGTACTGCTGCAAGGTGGGGATGGCGCGACGGCGGTGCCAGATCGCGGCGGTGCAGAGCGGGTAGCGAATATCCCACAGATTCGTTGACTCCTTCTTGCCGAGCTTGTCCGTCGTGCAGCAGGAGTTTAGGTACACCAAGTCGCACCAGTCGGGAATCTCGGCGCGAATCTGCGCGAAGCGTTCGTTGAAGTTATCGGTCAGGATAAAGTCATCCTCAAAGATCACGAACTCCTCATGCCCCTCGCGCCATGCGATCTGCCAGGCGATATGCCACGACAGCACCAAGCAAGTCGCGCCGCGCGTCACGAAATAATCCGTGTGCATCGGAATCTCTGACTTGACCTGCATGGTCTTGCCAAAGATGCCGTAGATAAAATCCAACTCAATGCCCGCCTTCGCCGCCTGTTGGCGTGCGTGCTCGGTGCGCTCTGGAGTCTCTGCGAGTGTGATGCAGTAATACTTCACTTGTCTCTCACGAAGAAGAGCAGCGTGGGGCGGCCCCAGCCAGACCCCTGCCGTTTATCCGTCTCGCGGAATTTGCACGACGTGATCCAGTCGCACTTGAAACCGTTTTCGTAAAAGCGGTCAATCCAGTACTCGGTCAACTGCTCGTTGACGTGGTGATGACCGCCCTGCCCGGGAATGGCGTGGCACATGAGTACATACTTGCAGCGCGCCATCGTTGCAAACCAGTTCGGCTCGCACTTCTGCTCAACGTGCTCCACGAACTCGGTGCAGATCGCAAGGTCGTAGTCGCGGTCGAGGACGTATGGCCCCTTCTCGTAGTCGTGTGCGACCAGAATCTCCTTGACCGGGCTTTCGGCCAAGGCAATCGGATGACCTTCCACGCCGCGTGCGTCAAACCCGAGGTCGTGCCACCAGCGGATGTTATGGCCCATGCCGGCGCCAATGTCGATTACCGACTTGATGCCGTAGGTCAGCGCCAAGTAACCCCAAATGTCAGGCATCCACGTCGCGCGGTCGCCCTCTGGGATGTAACCACCTAGATGCGCAATGCTCATACCACTCCCCGAATCTGTCTCTTAACCGACTTCGCCCACGTCGGCGAGTACGCGCCGTTCCCGGTCGCCGCTTCGCTCGCAAACGTCAGCACAAATGCGTCAGCCACGTCGGGCGATACCAGCCCGCGTCGCTTCATGTCGTCCTTGCTCTCGAGTTTCAACTTGCCGTTTGACATGAACGAATAGCGTGGCGAGGATAGTTCATTCACGAGGCGCTCGTCACGCGGCAACTTGCAGTCGCGCGCCTCGAGCCATGCCTTGGCCTTGCTCCACAACTCGGCGCGCAGGTTCATGTACTGCCCCTTGAACGCGGGCGACTCGCCGACGTTGATGCCACGGGCGGGTAGCTTCAACTCGCGTAAGCGATCGACCACGCCGGCGCCTAAGCCGATGCTGTCTATGAGTATCTCTGCGGGGCGGTCTTTGTGGTCGGTGGACTCGTACTCGTGCAGCACCGCGCCGGTCAGCGCCATGAGGTCGAGGTTCTTCCAGGTCTTGACCTGATCGAGCACGACGTTCGCTTGGCGCTTGCATAGCGCCGAGGAGTCGGTGCCAAAGCGCGCCACGTCCAAGCCCCAGAGGATCGGGGCGTTGGGGTTCTGCACCACGTCGCGGTCGATGGCGCCTTGGGCCAACTCCAGCCCGATGAGCGTGTCGTCGTCGGCGACGGGGAACTCGCCTAGGACGCGGACGCGGTAGGCGTTCGACCCCTCGCCGTACCGGCTCGCCATCTCCTTGATGTAATCCTCGCTGACGCGGGGCGAGTCGAGGCAACTGACGTGCAGGTTCTTCCACTCGGGGGCAAGGCGGTGGAAGGTGTCGTAGAAGTAGCCGGTGGTGCGGGTAGGGTTGCCGAGCAGGAGCGTGGTGGCGTTGTGGCCCGACATGCTGCCACCGGCTGACTCAAAGACGGCCTCCGATACGCCGGGCGCTTCGTCCACGACTAGTAGCACGAACTCGGCGTGTACGCCTTGCAGCGCGTCGGGCTGCTCGGCGCGGCTGGTTCTTGCCGAGATGAACGCCTCTTCGGGGCTGGCTTTTAGTTCAATACGGTCGGACTTGATCTCGAGCAGCTCGCCCACGGCGGGGGGTAGGAGCTTCGCCCAGCGGCGGCATTCGCCGAAGAGGGCGTCGAACAACTGGCTTGCCGTCGGGGCGGTGACGATGACTTTGACGGGTACGCGGGTGAGCATGTACCAGAGCATGGCCCAGGAGGCGACGGTGGACTTGCCCGTTCCGTGACCGGATCGGACAGACACTTTTCGCTCTCCCGCAGCCAGAAGGCACAGGAGGTCTTTTTGCCATGGGTCTGGGGTGACGCCAAGGACTTCCTCCACGAAGGCTACAGGGGCCGCGTGATAGCGTTTTACGAAGTCTAGGTATGGATTCTGCATTTTTTTTAAATCGGCCTATGTGGGGTTAGCCACGCGCCGCCCCCCGGCAGGGGCCACCCCCGGGGGGGGTGCAATCGACCGCCGCGCGGTCAGTTCCGACGGGATTCCGAGTAGAATCAAAGGGTTGCGAGTGCGCTAACCGCAGAGTGGACAACTTTACATAATGGGTATTATACGCAATCCCGCCGATAATCCCTTGCGAATCAATGACTTGCGCGATGTGCGTTTTTTCGTATGCAGCGCCTCGTGCATAAAAATCGGTGTAAATGAGAATCATTCGCATTTAGACACTGATGAATCGCGCGCGTCCGGCGATGCTGACACGTCAGTGTCAGCGGTCAGTTTTTCAGGCTCTACGACGCTCACCGTTCGCATAAGATCGCGCACTGCTTGCAGATGCAGTTGCGTCGTATCGGTCAGCTTGATGTCCTGCTGAATCTTATTGCCCCATCGTTTCGGGTCCATTCGCTCGGCAAGCCATTGCCTTGCGCCCATCGCTACCTTCGCAGCGTTCGGGTCGATCTGTTCCGTCTCAACCTTGTCGGCCAGCGCCTCGATGCGTTCAGCGTTCGCCAAGGCTCTGGCGTTGCGCACGATCTCGTATCGCTCCATCAAGACCGGATCGGATTGCATCTTTCGCCAGAGCACGCCGTAAGGAATATCGCTACCGCTCACGAACGATCGCAGCGTGTTGCCCTCGGCAAGATGTTCCCAGAGCTGCTCCCAGAACTCAGGCTTGGCAAGGATCGCCAATGCCTTCTCATGCCTTGCTCGCTTGATTGGTGTCCCTGCCATCAGTCGTCCTGCATGTGAACGTAAGTCGTTACGTCTTCGTAGTCCAAGTCGTAGCCCTCAAGTGGCACGACGTCAAAATTGCTGTAAGTCCTTTTCGATCGTTCCGTTTGATCCACCTTCCTCGAGAGTCTCACCTGAGTCTTGGACCTGACCTCTTCGGCATAAACTCGCCTCCAGACGCGCTCGCTCGTGGAGAAGCGCAGCCCGCAGCTCGTACACTCTCTCCTTCGTCGCGCCTCGGTCGGGAACTGGTAGACCTTCACGACCTCGCTCGGCTTCCCACACTTTGGGCATTTCATCTTTCCGGCAACTCTTTCTTCGCCATCTTCATCCAGTCATCAAGGCGCTGGATCACCAGGAACTCTCGCTTATCGCCACGGCAGATCACGACCGGCACTTCATGTGGCGGCGCACAGGCTGCCGTTGCCTGGTCGATCCACTCATACACGGCAATGGACTTGCGACGTTTCACCTCGAGCACGAACTGTGCAAGTCGTATGTCGCAGCCACCGTCTCTGGCCTGTCCCAGTTCACGCTTAACGACCCAGCCAGTTCCTTCGGCTAACTTCTCGCACACCTCGCGCTCCGTCTCTGCACCCCGCTGACGTTGACGCTTGCCCATCATCTCACCATATTGCTGAAATCCTGCCCAAGTCTACCGCAGAGCATAGGTCATCAATCAAGGGCTTCAGTTTCTTGCGCATCGTCTTGCTCATCACGCGCTGCTGCCGCCTGATCGTGACGTGCCGCCAGTAATACTCACGATGATATTCCTTGCGCGACTTTCTTGGCTTCGATCGCCAGCCATCAGGTTGTCGTGACTCGTCGATCGCTTCGCAAATGATTGCCTTAACTTGATTGCGCTCGAGAGTCTGCCTCACCATGTCGGCAAGTTGCTCAGGCGTGTATCCCTTTTTCCGGTGCGCTTGCTTGTGCCAGCCATGAGGCTTGCCGCCCGTGTTCTCGGTGTGACAGATCGGGCAGCGTTTCATTTCGGCCATGTTGGCTTCCAGTCGAATATCGCATTACGTTTCGGCGGGTCACGGTACTTGTGCTCCTCCGCCTCAGCAGCAGCCTGCTCGAACGTGTCGAAGACCCCGAGTTGCTTCGGGATCACCCGCCCGTCTTCACCGCGACGCCACAGAATAAACTCCTGCTTACCGTTCATCGTCTGCCCACGGATAGAGAACCGACGGCACGCTGAGGTCTTGCCCCAGAAGTCGCAGTCCTGCCAAGTCAACGGCCCCATAAGGTTTAACTTACCTTGACTCATCGGCCCACTCAGGCTTCTTGCCTGCCTCGCCTTGCGCGTCTTGGTAGTGAACCATCTTGGCGCCGAAGACTTGCTGGAAGGTGCGAATCACTTGGAAGTCATCCGTGCCCATAGCCTCGAGCATACGCTTCGCCATGTCCGTCTCTGCCACCGGATCAGCCAGCTTGATGCGCTTCTGACTCGTACTGTGGTTTTTATACAACTTGGGGATTTTCATACCGCCCCCACGTCAACTGGGGAAAAACTGGGGAAACGACCAAAACGTGCGTAAGTCCTTGATTCTTGGTTCCCCCAGTTGGATCGGGTATATATAACTGGGGAACTGGGGAACTTGGGGAAAAACCCCAAGATTCCCTCCCCCAGTTGCTTGAGCAACATGGGGAAGACTTGGGGAAACTGGGGAAACTGGGGGAAAGTTTGTTGCTCAGAACGGCACATCGTCAGCCTCCTCGACCGCCTCACCGGCCTTATACGCCGTGAAGTACCTGCCCTTCGCATGATCCCGCGCCTGCACTTTGGTGATGCTGCCGGCCTTCTCCCACTCATCCAGCACCCGCCTGACCGTCGCCCTAGCGCCAGCGTCGTTGATGTCCAACTCCATGTGCTTCGCCACGATACGCCCCGCCCACTGCGTGCTGCGTACATCGGCCCGTACTAGCAGCGGGTCTTTTGTATACGCCGCCTCAAGTTCGCGCAATACGATTGCCTTCTGCCCTTGCGTCAGTTGTGTGTCAGCCGTCGGCGGGTTCCACTCCTCGACCACGCCCACCTTGTCGCCCTCGGTATAGATGCCGTCGGCGTTGCCCAACTCCACGCTCACCAGTTGCCGCCACAGTCGCTCGTCCGTCGGCGGCCTCATGTTGGCCTTCGGGTTCTGTAACCAGAAGTACCGCCGCCGCTCCTTCACGTCGATGCTGTACCGCTCGGCCTCGCCCTGGCTCATGGGTGACGCGATCCGCACGCTACGGCACGCGCCAAGTAACGCCGAAGCACCGCGCACGTCCTCGCTCGACGCTTCGTTGCCGTTGCCCTTGCGGAAATGATGGACAATCTCGACCGCTATATTCCCTTGCTCTGCGATGGCGCGCCATTCCCACATGACCTTTTCCATCGCCGGGTTGTCGTTCTCGTTCACGCCATGGGTAGCGATGAACGGGTCAAGGATCATCACGTCGATGCCGAGCGCGTTGATCTGCTCGACGATCTGCTCACGCACCGCCGGCACTTGCATCACCGTGCCGTCAACCGTCTCTGCCACGATGATTCGCGTGTCGCGTCCGCTCGTGATGAAAAGGTTGTTGGCGACCTCGTGTGCGTCCAGCTCGTAGTTCATGCAGATCGCGCCGAGCCTGCGCTGCAACTCCTCAAGCGGGTCTTCGCCATTGTGTACCCAGACCTTCAACGGCCCGGTCGGTAGTTGCCACTTGCCGCGAAAGAGATCGCGCCCGAGTGCCATGCTCACCGCCTCCACCATCGTCATCGACGACTTACCGCCACCACCCGCACCGGCAGTCATGCCTACCATGCGGCGCATGTAATGGAATCCGTACAGCCATTGCCGAGGTGGAATTGACTTCGGATCAATCGGCTCCCAGCGCCGCGCGGAAATACCGCCACCTGTCGGCGCGACGCCCTGCACGATACTGAACTCAGGCTCAAATGATGGTGCCATGCCCTGCGCCTCCGGCAGGTTTTCGTAACTACGAATATCCACCTCGGGCAAGTCCTTCGGCGGCTCCGGCACCACGTTAATCCTCACGTCCGGCATCGTGCCGCCAAACTTACGCACCGCACTCGCCGCCATCGGCTCGATGCGGCTGCGTAGGTCTACCCCGTCTCCGTTCAGGCTGCTGCCGCGATCGAGTAATTCGTTAAGCGCCGCCACGATATCGTCGTACCCCATACCGCGCGCCGCCCAGCGGCTCGATAACTTGAGCATGGATTCGTAGCGCCCCTCACCACGTTCAAAGGATTGCAGCAGGTCTTGATTGGTGCGCGTGTCACGCCCGGTCTTCGGATCGGTGTTCTGCCCCTTAAAAAATAGCGGCTCAAGGTCTGCCGCCTGGTCGATGCACCGCCCGTGCGATTCAAAGAACAAGAACTGAGCGCCGCGTACCCTGCCGAAGTAATAACTCTGGCTTAGGGTAAAGCTCTCCCGGCTGGCAATGCCGCCCAGCGCACGATTAGCCCGCGCGACAAACAGCATCCGCTCAGGCGGCGCCGCAGGCTCGGCTAACGGCAGAATTGCCCGCCAGCGTGGCGCGCCGGTCGTATGGTTGGCAGAGGTGTAGATAAAGGCCATTACCCCAGCCGATTGCAGGCGCAGATGGCCCTCCTCTGGCGACACCTCCTCGCCGTCATAATCCACCTCGACGCCATAAACGCGCTGCACGTTGGCCCCGTGCCGAAGTCCCCCGCCATCGCTAACCAAGTCACCGTACTCGCACAGGCTCAAAAGCGGGCAGGCCGCTTTGCTCATGTAAACAGGAGCATTGGCTAACGCCCTGACAAGATCGACCCAAGGCGTATCTGGATGCTCTTCTTTTTCCTTGGCCTGTACGTTCTTGAATACCGTGTAGGTGATGAGCGGCCCGCGATCGTCTACCACGGTCTTGTTCATCGTCGCCATGTCAGCCACCCCGCCACCTTGTCGATCGCGCGGTCAAGCCAGTCCTTCTCCGGCTCCTGCTCCCAGACCACGACCGGGTTGACCGGCACGGGCTTAGGTTTCTTGGCTCGCGGTTTGCGGGCGGGTTTGGTGGTTTTTTTGGTTTGTTTTTTCATGGGTAGATATCCGGCCTCAGAGCCTTGCGTGATACACCAGTTGCCGCCTCTACGGCAAGGACGCGCAAGGGTGGCACACGGCCTTGCCTGACCCAGCGGCTTATGGCTGCCGGGGCTATGCCGAGTTCACGGGCCAGGGCCGACTGACCGCCGGCCTCCGATACTGCGTGGATGAGTGCCGCCGCTTGCGGCGTGATCTTTTTGTTCATCCCTATATCTTAACCTGTGGTTATTGCGCAACGCAACCCCATTGTTGTCCGTTTAGTGGTCGCATGAAAAATATATTAACCACCTGTTGCAATCCGAAAAAAGCCTTGGTACAGTACACACATGGACGGCGCAGTGCCGGACAGAAGTGAAAAGAAGGAAAAAACAATGATTAAGATGAAAAAACTTTCGGCTGGCGGCTCAACCTTTTGGCATGTCGCTCTTGAGATCAATGGCAAGTCGTATGATTTCTTCGGAAACAAGTACGGCATCAAGGTTGAATATGTAGTCCAAGCTTCAATCGGATCGGGCCGTGGAGAAACACTGCAAGAGGCTCTAGCTCGAGCGATTAAAAACGCGACTAGCAATCTTAATCAGGAGGCAGCGGCCTAAGCCGCCCCGGGAGCACGCCATGCTAGACATCATCCTCCCCGCCTCCCACCACGAATATCAGCAGCTGATATTTCTAGCCCAAGTTTTTGGAATCATCGCCGTGGCGGGAATTATTGGCGCGATCCTGCGACCGGAGGAGTGGTGAAATACTTGTCCGTCTGCTCTGGCATTGAAGCCGCGACCGTCGCGTGGCACCACATGGGATGGCAGCCCGTTGCCTTTAGCGACATTGAGCCGTTCCCGTCTGCCGTGTTGGCGCATCACTATCCTCATGTCCCTAACCTTGGCGACATGACCAAATTTGAGGAGTGGAATCTTGAACCAGTTGACCTTCTTGTCGGAGGAACCCCCTGTCAATCCTTCAGCGTCGCGGGGCTCCGTCAGGGACTTGCCGACCCCAGAGGCAACCTCATGCTTACGTTTCTTGCAATCGCTCAACGTCAGCGGCCTCGATGGATTGTCTGGGAAAACGTACCCGGTGTCTTGTCATCAAACGGAGGACGGGATTTTGGCACCTTCCTCAGGGCGCTGGGCGAGTTGGGGTATGGGTTCGCTTACAGAGTTCTCGACGCTCAATGGTTCGGAGTGGCCCAGCGACGCCGCCGTGTGTTCGTTGTCGGATGTCTTGGAGACTGGCAACGTGCCGCAGCGGTTCTTTTTGAGCGCGAAAGCGTGCGCCGG